TCCTCACCGCGTGGCGCGCGCCGAGAGCCGAAAAATGGCGACCGAGACGAGCTGATCGGCCTCCTGTGGACCGCCGCACGGCGCGGGAACGTCCCGGCCATGCGGATCCTCCTCGAGGACATCGACAAGGAGGGCCGTGAGCGCCAGGAAGCACCCCGATCGCACATCGACGAGCTCGCGCAGCGCCGCCAAGGCTCTGCTGGATAGCTTCGAGGCGTTCTGCGCGGAGCTCAAGGTCGAGGACGGTAGCCCGTTCGTACTCCAGGAGTTCCAGCGGACCATCGTCTGGGACTACTTCGACGGCGTCACCGAGCTGGTCATCATCATCCCGAAGAAGAACGGCAAGACCACCCTGCTCGCGGCGCTGGCCCTGTATCACCTGCTGGTCACGCCGAACGCCGAGTGCGTGATGGTCGCCGCCGCAAGGGAACAGGCGGAAATCGTGCTCCGCCAAGCACGGATGTTCATCCGCCAATCGGCCTCCCTCCAGCGCGTGATGAGGGTGCAGCAGCGCTCGATCCTGTCGGAGCTGGACGAGGGGCGGATCCGGGTCCTGGCCTCGGATGAGGACACCGCCGACGGCACGATCCCGACGCTGGCGATCGTGGACGAGCTCCACAGGCACAAGACCGCCGAGTTGTACGGGGTGCTCCGGGACGGTCTGACGCCCCGGAACGGACAGATGATCACCATCTCGACGGCCGGCGCGACCTTCTCCTCGCCGCTGGGCGCGATCCGGCAGCGGGCGCATGAGACGCCGGGATTCACCCGTAAAGGCACGCACAACTACCTCCGGCAGGGTGCTCGAGCCTTCCACGAATGGTGCCTCCTGCCCGGCGATGACACCTCGAACATGGCCGTGGTCAAGACCGCCAACCCGGCGCCGTGGCAGACGCCGGAGGCCTTGAGGGAACGGTTCGAGTCCGAGGAGGAGACGCCGTGGCAATTCCTCCGTTTCGCCTGCGGCATCTGGACCGAGGGCGAGGAACCGTGGCTCGATCCCCAGGTCTGGGATCCGCTCGGCCAGGCATGGGCTCCGGAGCACGGTGAGGCCGTATGGCTAGGCGTCCACATCGGGAACATCGGCGAACCGGGAGCGGTGGCGGTCGTCGCCAAGCGCGAGGAGCAGGTGCTGGTGGCGGCGCGGATCCTGCCGGACCCGGACCTGGAGGCGCTCGAGGACGAGATACGCACCATCGCCGCGGTGCATCGGGTCGCGTCGGTGACCTACGTGCCGCGTCAGTTCGCCCGGTCGGCCGAGATGCTCGAGAAGGAGGGGTTCCGCGTGATCGAGTTCCCCCTCACCGCCGAGCGGCTAGGTAGAGCTTCGGCGACGCTGTGGCGTCTGATCGAGCGCAAAGAGCTTCGGCATGACGCCGACAAGACCTTCCGCGCGCACGTCCTGGCCGGCGTGGTGAAGGAGGACCAGCAGGGCTGGCGGCTGTGGAAGGACCCGCGAGGACATCGGCCGGTCGCGGCGCTGATGGCGACCGCTCTCGCCGTCCAGACGGCTGCCGACCAACCCTCGCAGGAACTGATGATGTCGTGGGCCTGATCGACCGCGTGGATAGGTGGATGTGGCGCCGACCTGAGCGGTCGGGCTATCCGCTCTCGTTCCAGCAGTGGGTCGACCAGTTCATGACGTACGGCGGTCAGACCTACCAGTTGACCGGCGGAACGCTCACCGAGCCGACCGAGAAGGTTGGAGCGGGATACCGGGCCTACGTCGCCGGAGCTTATGCGGGCAACGGCGTGGTGTTCGCTTGCGAGCTCGCCCGGATGATGCTGTTCTCCGAGGCGCGGTTCCAATGGCGGACGATGTCCAACGGGCGCCCCGGCAGGCTGTTCGGCAGTCCCGAGCTCCGACCGTTGGAGGAACCCTGGCCCGGAGGCACCACCGGCGACCTGCTGACGCGGATGATCTTGGACGCAGACTTCGCTGGCAACGCTTTCGTCCGCAAGGTCGGGTCTCGCCTGGAGAGGATGCGCCCGGACTGGACCCACATCGTCTACGACGGCGACCCGTGGGAACCCACGACCGACGTCCTCGCCTACACGTACGAGCCGGGGGGTCCTGGCAGCAAGAAGGACCCGGTTGTCATCCCGGCCACCGAGATCGCGCACTTCGCGCCGGTGCCCGATCCGCTCTCACCGCGTAAGGGGATGTCGTGGCTCACGCCGATCCTGCGCGAGATCGACTCGGACGTGGCGGCGACGACACACAAGGGCGCGCTGTTCTCCAAGGGCGGCACGCCGAACATGATCGTCAAGGCCGACGGGACGGTCACGAAGGACCTGTTCGAGGCGGTCGTCAAGGCGTACCGCGAGGGCCATGAGGACCCTTCCAACGCCGGGAAGGCATGGTTCGTCCAGGCCGGGTTCGACCCGACCGTGGTGGGCTCTGATCTGCAACAGCTCGACTTCAAGGCCACGCAAGGCGCGGGGGAGACGCGGATCGCGGCGGCTTCCGGCATCCACCCTGTGATCGTCGGGCTGTCCGAAGGTCTGCAAGGAGCCTCACTCAACGCGGGGAACTTCAACTCGGCGAGGCGTTTGACCGCGGACAAGACCCTCCGGCCGCTGTGGCGGAACGTCTCGGGGTCGCTGGAGTGGATCGTGAAGACGCCGCAGGTGATCGCTGGGCGTGCGGAGCTCTGGTACGACGACCGAGATATCCCCTTCGTCCAGGAGGACGAGGAGGACGCGGCGAAGGTGCTTCTGGTCAAGGCTCAGACGATCGAGGCGCTGATCCGCGCCGGCTACGACCCGGCCACGGTCGCGGACGCGGTCGAATCCGGGGACCTCACGGGTCTGCCGCATACCGGCCTGGTGTCGGTACAGCTCCAAGAGCCGGGTGCGGACCTTCAGAACCAGAACGGCAAGGTCCCTGTCGTGGAACCCGTGTGAAGGAGGAACGGATGGGCGAACGCGCCCCGAAGGAGAATCTGGTCCGGGCGATGTCGCCCGGAATGGAGTACGAGGTCCGAGATACCTCGGACGGTCAGCCGACGATGGCGGGTCACTTCGCCGTCTTCGACGAGTGGACCGAGGTGGAATCCATGTTCGAGGGGCACTTCCTCGAGCGCAACGCCCCCGGTGCCTTCGCCAAGACGATCGCCGAGCGAGCGGACAGCATCAAGTCCACGTTCAACCACGGCCACGATCCCGACCTGGGGGACAAGGTCCTGGGCCAGGTCGCCGACCTGCATGAGGACGAGCGTGGTGTGGCGTACGAGGTGAAGCTGTTCCCCTCCGTCCCGCCGTTGCTGATGGACGGCCTCAGGGCTGGGGCCTACGGATCGTCCTACCGCTTCCGCGTCCTGCGCGAGGAGTGGGTCGACCGCCCCGAGGCATCGGACTACAACCCCGACCGCCTCCCCGAGAGAACGGTCAAGGAGGCCGAGGTCTATGAGTTCGGTCCCGTGACGTACCCGGCCTACGCCGGGGCGACCGCGGGCATCCGTTCGATGACGGACGAGTTCATGCTCGGCGACCCTGCGCGCAAGGATCCCAAGCACCTCGCAGAGGTCATCTCGTACAACCTCGCCCCGACCAGCACCACGACCGCGAACGGCAACATCACAATCACGTCCGGCACCACCTCCGTACCAACGATCACGCCGACGCCGGCGCCAGCCACCTCGGCACCCAAGGCTCCAACGGAGCCAACCCGTCCCCGGCACTTCCGCCGGAGGGAGGAGTACCTGAGATGGCTTTCGACGAACTGAACGACCTTCGCTCCATCGAGGAGCTGGTCGACCACCAGAAGGGGGTCAAGGCGCGGTTGAACGCGCTCGAGGCCGAGTACGCCGGCCTCCCGTACCCCGACGACGCCCGCGAGGAGTACGCCTCGCTGCGTGAGACCAACGACGAGATCGACCGCCGGACCCTGGAGCTCGACAAGCGCCAGAAGTACATCGAGGCGATGGCCTCGGATCCCGACACCAGGACCGAGCGCGGCTGGGACGAGGGTCGTCCCGAGCGTGTCAGCGCCAAGGAGCGCGACATCTACGACATCTCCTCGGTGCGCCTGAACCCGGAGCACCCCGAGAAGGGCCGGCAGGAGTACCGCGACCGCGCCATGCGGGCCGTGGAGATCGCGCACTTCCCCGAGCAGATCTCCAGGGAGAAGGCACAGCAGCACGTCGCGCGCCTGCTGGACGAGTACGACACCGACGACGGGCACCTGGCCCGTCGCATCCTCAAGACCGGCTCGCCGCAGTACCGCGCGGCGTTCCGCAAGTGGATGGGCGGGTCGCCGATGACGGGTGAGGAGCAGCGCGCGTTCTCGCTCGGCACCACCGGCATCCCGATCACGTTCACGTTGGACCCCACGATCATCCCCGTCTCGGCCTCCGTGGTGAACCCGCTGAGGGCGATCTCGAACGTGGAGCAGATCGTCGGTTCGAACGAGTGGCGTGGGGTCACGGCGGCGGCGATCACCGCCTCCCGTGCTCTGGAGGCCGCGGTCAACACGGACAACACCCCGACGCTCGCCCAGCCGGCGATCGTCTGCTCGAGGGTGCAGGCGTTCGTGCCCTTCTCGGTCGAGGCCGAGGGCGACTGGACGGGGATGGACTCCGCTCTGGCTCGGCTGTTCTCCGACGCGAAGGACGATGAGGAGGCGACGGCGTTCTTCTCCGGCAACGGCACGCCGCCGAACCCCTTCGGCCTGTCGACCGGCGTCACGGGCACGACCGCTCTCGCGACCGGGCTCACGGTCACGGCGGCGAACCTGTACGCGATCGAGGCCGCGCTCGCTCCTCGCTTCCGCCCTCGGGCGCAGTGGGTGGCGAACCGGGCCGTGTACAACATCATCCGGGCATTGGACACCGCGGGCGGCGCGCAGTTGTGGCTCCGCATCGGGGAACTGATCCCGAACAACCCGGCGAGCGACGGCGGGGCTGGGAACACCGGCCTCCGTCTCCTCGGCTACCCGGTGAACGAGCTGTCGACCGCACCAGCGACCATCGTGAACGGCGTCAAGGACATCTTCCTCGGCGACTTCTCGATGTTCAAGATCATCGACCGGGTCGGCATGAACGTCGAGCTCGTTCAGAACCTCACGCAGCAGGCCGTGGCAGGGGCCGGGTTCGGCTTCCCCACAGGTCAGCGTGGCCTGTTCGCGTGGTGGAGGAACGGCTCCAAGGTGCTCGACGCGGTCGGCTTCCGCGCCGGTACCGGCACCACGTAGTCCGACGGATCCGGGGGGAGGCGACCCCTCCCCCCGCTTCCACTCAAGGAGGACGCATGGCGAGATACAAGGCGAAGCAGGGCAGCGTTGTCCTTCCGTTCGATGGCGCATACGTCACGGTCACGGAGGTCGACACCGATACCAAGGCCGGCGCGAAGCTGTTCAAGGACATCGGAAAGGCTGCAGTCGAGGAGCACTTCGTACTCGACGCCGGGACGACGATGTTCACCCGCCCGGACCGCAAGGGCAAGGTCGAGGCAGCCACCGCCGCCCCCGGTGAGAAGCGTGGAGCGAAGAAGGCGTGAGCGATCCGTTTGCCACCGCTACCGAGCTCGCACAGTTCATCGGCGCATCTACCCCGACGGATCTCGGCCGTATGCAGATGCTCCTCGGGATCGCTTCTGCCGAGATCCGTGGCTGCGCCGGCCAGGTGCTCTCTCCGGTGGTGGATGACGTCGTCGTCTTGCAACCGAGCTGGACGCAGACGCTCTTCCTGCCGGAGCGGCCCGTTACGGCCGTCACCACCGTCACCGTCAACGCGGCCACGTACCTTGACTACCGTTTCACCGCGAGCGGCCATCTGATCCAGGGCGCAGATATGGCGCTCGGCTCCGCGATGGTGTGGTCTCAGGGTGCGACGGTCACCTACTCGCACGGCTACGCCGAATCAACCGAGGACTACAAGATCATCAAGGGCATCTGCCTCGAGGCAGCCTCCCGGGCCTACACGATGAACGAGCGCTCGGCCTCGGAGGTCCTCGGCGCGACGATCCTCGAATCGGCCGGCTACGCGCCGGAGGTGTTCCTGACGGAAGGGGAGAAGATGCGCCTGTCTGCCTATCGGCCGGTGCTCGTTGGCTAACGTCATCATCGGCCTACCCGAGGCGATGGCGAAGATCGCCGCGATCCCTGTGGTCGCCGAGACGGTAGGGGAGACGGCGCTAGAAGCCGGCAAGGGCGAGATCGCGCTGCTGGCTCGAGCGATCGTGCCGAAGGACACAGGGGCGCTCGCCGCGTCCATCGTCCCGGTCGCCGAAGGGGTTGCCGCGGTGCAACGGTACGCCGGCTTCGTGGAGTTCGGAACGGTGAACATGGACGCGCAGCCGTACCTGGAACCCGCCCTGGACAAGGGTGGGGAGATCGTCGGGAAGCAAGTAGCCGAAGCAGTCAAGACCGCGCTGTACGCGCTCTGACCAGAAGGGGGAACCAGGATGGCGAAGCTCGCCGCCTATGGCACGTTGTTGAAGAAGGCCGGCACCACGATCGCTCAGGTGGCGAGTCTGTCCGGGCCGAACCTCCAGGCCGAGACGATCGACGTCACCACCCACGACTCACCCTCGGCGATCCGGGAGTTCGTCTCCGGGCTGATCGACGGTGGGGAGGTCTCCGGCTCGCTGGTGTTCGACCCCAACGTGGCGACGAACATCGGCCTGTGGAACGACCTCATCGCCCGCACCTCGGCCTCGTACACGATCGTGTTCCTGTTCACCGGCGGTGTTGAAACCGTGACCTTCACGGGCTACGTCGTCGGGTTCGGCCCGGTCGAGGCACAGCCCGAGGGCGCCGTCACGGCGCCGTTCACCATCAAGGTCGCCGGCGTCCCGGCCTGGTCCTAATGCCGGCGCGTCGCACGGTCGACCCCAACCCCAAGCCGCCCGAGCCGGTGGAGTTCACCGTGGAGTTCACCGGCGTCGGATCGGTGAAGATGTACGGCTGCCCCAAGTGCGGACGGAACGGCCAGGACAAGAAGCTGATCGCCGCGCACATCAAGGAACACGGAGGTGAGGCATGACCAAGGCAGCAGCCTATGGTGCCAGGCTCGCCTTCGGCGACGTCACCAAGACCGTCTCCACGATCACGGCGTCGACGAACCTGCTCGGCGTCACGACCCACGGCTACACGGCGACCCAGCCGGTGATGCTCAAGTCCGGCCTGGCCGGTGGGTCTCCTCTCATCGCGAAGAAGGTCTACTACGTCAAGACGGTCCTCACGAACACGTTCGAGCTCGCGCTGACCTCTGGTGGGGCGACGATCGACATCACCACGGACGGGACTGGCTCGGCGAACTTCGTCACGGCGCTGACCGACATCGCCCAGATCTCGAGCCTGTCGGGACCGAATATGCAAGCCGAGACCATCGACGTGACGACGCACGACAGCCCATCCGCCATCCGGGAGTTCGTGAGCGGTCTCATCGACCCCGGCGAGTTCACGCTCGGCCTGGTGTTCGACCCCAACGTCACGACCCACATCGCGCTCTGGAACGACCTGGTCGCACGGACCAGCGCCGTCTCGTTCGCGCTGCACTTCCCCACGCTGCTCGCGATGTCGTGGGGGTTCGAGGGCCAGGTGACCGGCTTCGGACCGATCGAGGCTTCCCCGGACTCGGCGGTCACGACGAGCGTGACCATCAAGCTCTCAGGCGCACCGAACGTCACATGACCGACAACGGACAGGGGGGACAGATGAAGGAGCTATCCGGGGAGGAGATCCTCGCCGCGCAGGACATCGTCGAGGAACTGGTCGAGGTACCGGAGTGGAAGGGAACCGTCCGCGTCCGCGGCCTCACCGGCCAGCAGCGCGACGCCTACGAGGCTTCCCTGATCGACCAGCGCGGCCGCAGCACCAAGGCGAATATGCAGAACGCCCGCGCCAAGCTCGTCGTGCTGTCGGTGTTCAACGCCGACGGCTCGCGCAAGTTCACCGAGGCTCAGATCCCCGAGATCTCGGCCAAGTCGGCCTCGGCGCTGAACCGGCTGTGGAAGAAGGCCCTCGAGCTCTCAGGGATGGGTGACGAGGACGTCGAGGAGCTGACGCTGGGTTTCGACGACGCGCAGGAGCCTGTCGTAGGCCAGGGATA